AACCGTGATGTCTTCCTCGTGCCCCTCGATGACGATGTGCTTGATCTTCATGGCGTGTCTCCGTGGCGGTCGTTACTCGGCGTCGTTCAGGAAGGCCTCGACGTGCTCGCGGTCCATCCCGCTCATGAACCCGACCAGGTCGATCAGGTCGCTACGGACCTTCCCGAGGTCGCCCGTGCGGCCCCAGTTCTTCGGATCGGCCTTGGCCGCCTCGGCGTGCTTGTCGAGCTCCATCTGCAGGACGTCCATCAGCCGGGCGATGTCGTTCCGCAGGGTGGCGTACGTCTCGGCGGCGGTCGGTTGCTGGGGGGCGGGCGTGCGGTTGTGCTTGCGTGCGTTCATCTACTTGCTCCTATGCGTTGGCTTGGGCTGGTGAACAAAGAAGCCCGCATTACGCGGGCTTCAGGTCGTCGGCAGTTCGGGGTTGCGAGGGCTTGTTGGGGCCTCTTCGCGTGCGGCCTCGCGGGCCGCGTCGCTCCGCCCTTGGCGGTAGCCGGTATGCAGTCCCTCGCGGTACCCGGCTTCGAAGGCGTGGCGGACCAGGTCGCGGATCGACCACACCGGGATCTCGTGGAAGTCGAGTCTGTCGCTCTTGCGGGTGTCAAGCGTCTCCAGCAGCAGTTCGACCTTGGCCCATTCCATCTCGGCGTCCAGGGCCTTCTGCTTGCTGATCCCGTCGAGGCTGGTCTTGGTGGTCTTCTTGGCGTTTCGCGGGGCGTTCATCGTCGTGGTCTCCGTCGCGTGCGGGGGTTTGGTTCTTCCCGCTCGTGTGTGACACACATTGGCCGGCTGATGGGGAACAGGCAAGGCGTTCGGCCTGCATTTCTCGATGATTCTGCGACATGTGGGCAACTCTGCCGCCCATGTGGGCAACCGCGCGCGGGAGGTCCACGATGACTCCCGAACACGCGCCTAGTCCCGAGCCTGCACAGGGAATGTCCCGGCTCAACCCCGCCGCGCTTGGCGTCGCGGATGCCGCCCGCGTGCTGACGCGGATCGGGGGGGTGGGCGGCAAGCCCGTCACCGAGGAGATGCTCCGCGCCGACATCGACGCGGGCGCGCCGACCAACGCCCACGGCACCATCAACCTCGTGCACTACGCCGCATGGCTCGTGAAGGAGATGTCTGCAGGTGGCGATTGACCCGCGCCAACTCAAGCCCGGCGAGCTCGCGCGGCTGCTCAACAGCACGCATCTCGGCGAGGTGATCAGCGAGCGGCAGCTCCACAGACATCGCACGCGCGCGGGGTTCCGTGTCGCGGCCGACGGCGACCCCGGCAAGGTCGATCTCTTCCGCTACGTCGCGTGGCTGGTGACCACGCGGCACGAGACGATCGCGGAGGCGGCGCGCACGCCCGAGGGGCTCACGGGCTACGAGGCGATGAAGGAGCGGGCCCGGCTCCGCAACGCGATGCTCTCGCTCTCGGGGCGCGACATCGGCGACCTGCCCCCCGTCGCGGACCCCGTGCGGCGCGCGCGGGCCGCGAAGGACTTCCGGTACTTCTGCGAGACGTACTTCGGGCAGACGTTCCACCTGAAATGGTCCGACGACCACCTGAAGGTCATCGCCAAGATCGAGCAGGCGGTGCTAGAGGGCGGGCTGTTTGCGATGGCGATGCCGCGCGGCTCGGGCAAGACCAGCCTGTGCGAGGTGGCGTGCCTGTGGGCGCTGCTGTACGGGCACCGCGAGTTCGTGGCGCTCATCGGCTCGGACGAGGAGCACGCGGCTGGGATGCTCGAGTCGATCAAGGCGGAGCTGGAGAACAGCGAGATCCTCGGCGCGGACTTCCCGGAGGTCTGCCATCCGATCCGCTCGCTCGAGGGCATCCATCAGCGGGCTTCGGGCCAGCTCTACCAGGGCAAGCAGACGCACATCGGCTGGACGGCCCGCGAGATCGTGCTGCCCACCATGCCTGGCTCCAAGGCATCGGGATCGATCATCCGTGTCGCCGGGATCACGGGTCGCATCCGCGGCATGAAGCACAAGCGAGTCGATGGCGTCAGCGTCCGCCCCTCGCTGGTGCTGATCGACGACCCGCAGACCGACGAGAGCGCTCGGTCGCCATCGCAGTGCGCCAACCGCGAGCGGATCCTCGCCGGGGCGATCCTGGGCCTCGCTGGGCCGGGCCGGAAGATCGCCGGGCTCATGACGCTGACGGTGGTCCGCCCCGACGACCTGGCCGACCGCATCCTCGACCGCGACAAGCACCCGCAGTGGCAGGGCGAGCGAACGAAGATGGTGTACTCGTTCCCGACCGCCGATCGGCTGTGGGCGGAGTACGCCCGTCTTCGGGCCGAGGGTCTCAAGGCCGATCGCGGTGGAGCAGAGGCGACCGAGTTCTACAAGGCCCATCGCTCCGAGATGGACGCCGGCGCGGTGATCGCTTGGCCGGAGCGCTTCAACCACGACGAGCTGTCAGCGGTGCAGCACGCGATGAACCTGCGGCTGCAGAACGAGGCCGCGTTCTTCGCCGAGTACCAGAACGAGCCGCTCCCCGAGGTCGAGGTCGCTGACGACCTGCTCAGCGCTGACCAGATCGCGTCCAAGGTGAACGGCCACGCCCGCGGGCTGGTCCCGCTGGGCTGCTCGCACCTGACGATGTTCGTGGACGTGCAGGGCAAGGCCCTGTTCTACCTCGTGGCGGCGTGGGAGGACGACTTCACGGGGCACGTCATCGACTACGGCACGGAGCCGGATCAGAAGCAGGCGTACTTCACGCTCCGGGACATCAAGCGGACCCTCGGGACGGCGTCGGCCCGCGCCGGCGTCGAGGGGGCGATCTACGCCGGGCTCGAGCGACTCATCGACGCGACCGTGGCCCGTGAGTGGCGGCGCGACGACGGGGCGATGGTGCGGATCGACCGCTGCCTCATCGATGCCAACTGGGGATCGTCGACGGACGTCGTCTACCAGTTCTGCCGCCAGAGCCCGCATGCCAGCGTGCTGACCCCCAGCCACGGTCGGTACGTGGGCGCGAGCAGCCTGCCCTTCAGCGATTACAAGCGCAAGCGCGGCGAGCGGGTCGGGTTGAACTGGCGCGTCCCCGTGGTGACCGGCAAGCGAGCGGTGCGGCATGTGCTCTTCGACACGAACTTCTGGAAATCGTTCGTGCATGCGCGGCTTGCCGTGCCGATGGGCGACCCGGGCGGGCTCTCCCTCTTCGGTCACAAGCCCGAGCACCACCGACTGCTTTCGGAGCACCTGACCAGCGAGTACTGCGTGCGAACGGAGGGGCGGGGCCGCACGGTTGACGAGTGGAAGCTCCGGGTCGAAGGGCTCGACAACCACTGGCTGGACGGCCTCGTGGGCTGCGCGGTTGCGGCGTCGATGGAAGGGGCGGTGCTGTTCGGCACGGACCAGAAGGTGGTCGCGCGGCCACGGCTGAAGCTCTCGGCTTTGAAGGAGCGGACGCGATGAAAGCAAAGCCGCCGCCAAAGCAAGATGCCAAGCCCAAGGGCATCGTCTGCCCGACCTGCGGCTGTTGCCACTTCGAGGTGGTCTACACCCGTGCGACTCCAACTGGGACGATCCGCCGCCGACGGCAGTGTCGCCACTGCGGGCGACGTGTGACGACGAGCGAGCGGCTGGGTGCTTGAGCGACGCACGCGGCTCCGCGTTGTCATCGACCCGCTTGCCAAGGACCTCCTGGCGGCCAATGCAGAGCCGCTGCTTCTCCGGCGCGGAGTACCGGCCGCATGAACTCAGCAAGCACCTTGACCACATCGCCTAGAGGGATTGCCGCGTGAGAGCCTCCGAGTTTGCGCACGAACGCTCCCCACTGCGCCTGCTTGGATGCATCGGCACCAAACCGATCGCTGAGGCCAACGGGTAAATCAGGGGGAAGCGGGGTTTTTCGCCTTTCCGCCGTGGCACGCACCGCTGTGCGCAGCGCCTCGAACTCGAAGCGCATCGTGCGACTGAGCGTCCACAGGTCGTAATAGTCCTTCATCCGGCTGTTGGCCATGCCGAGCGCGAGCATCGCCTCGAACTTCTCGGCGATAACGGTTTCGGGTGGATACGTGCGAAGACGCGGGGCGGGCAGGTCGAGCATCGGACCCAGCGCGAGCTCACGCGGCTCAGGGCTCACTACGTCGCCGAAGCCGATGTCGACCTGCATCGGAATGCGAGCTGTGCCCAGTCGGGCCAGCAGGCGGACGCGGAGCCCGTCGTACACAGCATCTTCCCGGATGGGTTCCGCCGTGACAGAGTGCGCATCGAGCGCCAGACCATCGGGCTCCACATCGGCGACGCATACCTCCCGGAAGATCTTCACGAGACGATCCGCGTCGGGCGGCCCGAAGCCAAGCAGATCGACGTCCTGTGTGGGCCGGTGCGGCTGGGCGGACCAGGCGGCAAACAGCATGGCCCCTTTGAGCACGAACTGCGTCGCATGGGGAGTGCGAGTCAGGCGGTACAGCAAGCGTTCAACGGCAAAGCGGACGAGCACGATATTGAACTGCTCATTCTGCTGCTGGCTGAGGTTCATGAGGCGCTGCTTGATCGACTGCGCGAGCGCATCGGGCTGTGGCTTGGTCACGCGATCGCCTCCAGGTACGGGCGAACGACCGTCGCCACTCCGCAGAGGCTCGCGTAGCGATCGATCTCTGCCGGCTTGCACCTGCGTTGACGGAGGGACTCCCGGAGTGCCTCGAGCGCGACCTCAAGACCAACGTGCCGTCGATAGATGAAGCAGTCGATCACCGTCTTGGCCGGTTCGAAGAGTCGCACACTACGCCCGTCGATCTTCACCTCTCGGACTCCCGCCTCAAACGTGGAGCCCGACCCACGCACGAACCGCATCGGTGGATGATCCACCCGGGGCTTGTGGGCACGGGTGTCGATCATCATCCAGACCTCGTGCGGCATCTGTGTGCCGATGCCGTGGTAGGCCAGTGCCGACAGCAGGCAGATTACACCGCTCGGCACCCGCGCCGCTGCATGGGCAAGGCTGGCGTGTTCGGACGAGTCTGTCGAAACCGCGGCGTACATCCCTCGTCCGGTCTTGGTCAGCTCTCCTGCGGCGACAAGTCGCCGCAGGACCTCCGGGTGAATGCCGGCGGACATGGCATCTCGGACACGAAGCACGCCGAGGCGTCGTGCCAGTGAGAGTGCGGCTTGGGCGGGTGCGGTCTTGGACATCGCGTGTAATAGTATCGACTATTGGCCGTAAAACTCAAGGCAAATACACGCCGTCCAAAAACACCGCCCTTGAGGCCCAATCGCGGGCATCGTCGGTGCGAGGGCGTGAACGACTTCTACCGGTGGAACAAACCGGTTGCATGCCATCCCAAAGCGGGCAGATGGCTCCGCCGCTGCATAGGGGACACCTAGAGGTCGCGCTGTGCGGCCCGTGAGGTGAACCCGTGCCCGACCCCGCCCCCAACCTCGAGCAGGCCATCCGCGACAACGCGTCGCAGCCCGCGAAGGCGTCGGTCGACGGCCAGTCCGTCGAGCAGCAGCCATTGAAGGACCAACTTGAGGTCGTCCGCTTCTTCGCGTCCAAGGACGCCGCGAGGAAGCCCGGCCTCGGGATCAAGTTCGCCAAGATCGTCCCCCCCGGCTCCGTCTGACCACTCATGCTGAAAGCCATCGCCAACATCATGAGCCGGGTCGGTCGCGGAGCGTCTGCCGACTCTCCCTCCCCGGCGGCGTCGCGTGAACCGCACGGAAGCGGTCCACGCGGCGGCCGTCGATTGGTCGTCGCCAAGTTCGACTCGGCGCAGACGACCGCCGACAACCGCAAGCACTGGGCGAACGCCGACGGCCTCTCGCCCAACGCCGCCATCAACCCCGAAGTGCGGCGCGTTCTGCGCAACCGGGCCCGCTACGAGGTCGCCAACAACTCCTACGCCAAGGGGATCGTCCTCACGCTCGCCAACGACACCATCGGCACTGGTCCCAGGCTCCAGATGCTCACCAGTGACGCCGAGGCCAACGCCCGCATCGAGGACGCGTTCGAGCAGTGGTCACGGGCGGTCGACCTGCCCGGCAAACTCCGCACCATGCGGATGGCCCGCGCTGAAACCGGCGAGGCGTTCGCGCTGCTGGTGAACAACCCGGGCGTGGCGTCGCACGTGTCGCTGGACGTGAAGCTGATCGAGGCGGATCAGGTCTGCTCGCCGCTCATGCGCCGTGGCCGGAGCGACGAGATCGACGGCATCCTCCTCGACCAGTGGGGTAACCCCTCCGCGTACCGTGTGCTGAGGCGTCATCCCGGCGACAACAGCGCCCTCCGTGCCCCGATCGACGACCTGCTCGCGTACGACACGCTCCCCGCCGCTTCGGTCGTGCACTACTACCGGGCCGATCGGCCGGGCCAACTGCGTGGCATCCCCGACATCACGCCGGCGCTCCCGCTCTTTGCTCAGCTCCGCCGGTACACGCTGGCGACCATTGCGGCCGCCGAGACCGCCGCCAACTTCGCCGCCGTCATCTACACCGACGCCCCGGCCAACGGCGAGGCCGATCCGCTCGAGCCGATGGACGAGGTTGAGCTTGAGCAGCGTCTGGCGACCGTGCTCCCCGGCGGTTGGAAGCTCGGGCAGGTCCACGCCGAGCAGCCGACCACGACGTTCGGCGAGTTCAAGCGCGAGATCCTCAACGAGATCGCCCGCTGCCTGAACATGCCGTTCAACGTCGCGGCGGGGAACTCGTCCGGTTACAACTACGCCAGCGGCCGCCTGGACCACCAGGTGTACTTCAAGAGCATCCGCGTCGAGCAGCACCAGCTGCAGCTCGCCGTGCTCGACCGCATCCTCAAAGCCTGGCTCAACGAGGCGGTGCTGGTCGAGGGGCTGCTCCCGCAGTCGCTCCGCACGATCGCCCGCACGCTCCCGGAGCACGCGTGGTTCTGGGATGGCGTCGAGCACGTCGATCCCGCGAAGGAAGCGACGGCACAGGCCACTCGCCTGGCCAACCACACGACCACGCTCGCGGTTGAGTTCGCCCGCCAGGGGCGCGACTGGGAGCAGGAGCTCCGCCAACGCGCCAAGGAACTCGCGCTCATGAACGAGCTGGGCCTCGTGCCCGCCGCCGCGTCACCGGCGGGAAGTACGCCCGCGAATCCCGCAGCGCCAGCCGACGACACCGATCCCGCAGACCCCGTGGACGAGGAGACCGCCAGTGCCAGTGCCGACTGACTCCATCAAGATCCTGCCCGCGCTCATGCTCACCGCGACGGCCGACATCACCTTCGCCGCTGCGGCGGACGGACAGAGTGCACCGCTGCCCCGGTTCAAGATGGTCGCGTACAGCGGCGGCGCGATGCGCGTCGGGGGCTGGCGGCACCCCGTGGTGATCGACCTCGCTGGCCTGGGTGTCCCGTCGCAGGCCCGCCCGATCCGCTTCGGGCACGACCCGCTCTCGGGCGTCGGCCACACCGATGCGATCCGCGTCGAGGCCGGGCAACTCATTGCGACCGGCGTGATTTCCCGCGACACACCCGCCGCGAAGGAGGTCGTCGCCTCCAGCCGGAACGGATTCCCCTGGCAGGCCTCCGTCGGCGCGAGCGTCGAGGAGTTCGAGTTCATCAAGGACAACCAGAAGGCGACGGTCAACGGCCAGGAGATCACCGGCCCGGTCAACGTCGTCCGCAAGGCCACACTCGGCGAGATCAGTTTCGTGGATCTCGGCGCAGACGGCCGCACCAGCGCGAGCATCGCCGCGCGTCAGCCCAAGGAGCCCAGCGTCATGGCC